AGATTATGATTTACAAACATTGATTTCGTCCTCTGCCGCGACAGATTCGGCACTGCCTTATTTTGAAAAGGTCGGAAATAATAAAATATTAATTCATAGAGTTTATTATAAAACACCAGAGGCAATGTGGAGATTTTATGGATACTATGGTGGACTCAACGTTGTGGGCAATTTTCACAATTATGGGCAATTTGCTGATGATGCTACGTTTGAGATAATTCCAGCATGGCAAAACAAGCTCCAGGCCATGGCCTACGAAGACCATTTGTGGACGAGAACTTCGCACTATTCGTATGAAATAAAAAATAATCGACTGCGTATATATCCGATACCAGATGAAACTTATCCTGTAAAAATATGGGTTGATTTTTCAGTTTTCGAGGATGCTTGGGAGACTTCGACATCGACAGATATAGGCATCGAGGGGATTAACAACTTGAATACAATGCCGGTAGCAAATATTCCATATGAAAATATTAACTCTATTGGCAAGCAGTGGATACGTCGTTTTGCTCTATCGATATCAAAAGAGATATTGGGACAGGTTCGATCGAAATTTGGATCAATTCCGATTCCCGGGGAATCTATAATTTTAAACGGAACAGCGCTTATATCCGAGGGTAGAGAAGAACAAAAAGAACTTAGAGAAGAGCTAAAAACGGTTCTGGATGAACTTACATATGGCAAGATGCTGGCCACTGATGCGGAAGTGGTCGATTCTGTTAATAAGATTCAGAAAGAGATTCCTAATCTTATTTTTGTAGGATAATTAATGTATGGCCGAAAAAAAGGACGAATGGAGACAACCAGATAATCCGCCTCCTCCAATGTTTGCCGGCGAAAAGGAGCGAAATCTTGTTAAACAAGTTAACGATGAGCTTCTTGAGCGCGTTATTGGCCAACAAATTGTATATTATTCTATTGACGTTGATCGATCAAATTTTCACCCACTTTATGGTGAGGCAATAGAAAAAACTTTTTTGCCGCCCGTTCGAGTTTATGCGCTGGTTGAATGGGGAGGTCGCCAGACGCAACATCATGACAGTTTCGGTGTTGAAGTTACGTCGACAATTACAGTTAGTTTCCACAACAGACGTTTAACGGAAGATCAAGATCTTTATGTGCGCGAAGGCGATTTTGTCCTGTATGCAGGACAATACTATGAAATTGTTTCTCTAAAATGGAACAAATTTCTTTTTGGACAAGATGATCAATATTTTCAAATTCAAGCAGATTGTGTGAGAGCGCGGGAGGGCCTGTTCGATGCCAGTTAAATCTAGTGATCCAAGGTTAAAAACCGCAGAACCAGATGATTTGAAAGAAATAACTTTTTTAGATAGCACGATCGAGACAATCGATTATGCTCTTTATGATTATATTAATGAAAAATATGATATTCATGCGAATACAAATAAGGGTTGGAAAAAGGTACCAATTATATGGGCGACCGCGGAAAGAGCATATCAGATAAAACATAATAAAGATCTTCGAGATGATTATGAATATTTTAAATATCCTCTGATGTCGATCCAAAGAGATTCTATGGCGAAAGATCCCAGCTTTAAAGGCACCGCTTGGGCGCATTTACCACCAACAAGCTTATATCCTGGCGACCCGAAGGGAGGCGTTATCCCGGTCGCGAAGAGGATAGTTCAAAACAAAACCCAAAATTTTAAAAATGCTGACGCTAGAAGAAAATATGATCAATACAATTTTCCAAAGGCCAGCAACAAAACCGTTATTGAAACGATATATATTCCGTTGCCAACTTATGTTCGCCTGACATATAAGTTAAATTTAAAATCAGAGTATCAGCAACAGATTAATGATATGGTGCAGCCCTTTATAACGAGAACGGGACAAATTAATTCCTTCTTCATTGAAAGAGATGGTCATAAATACGAAGCGTTTATCGAGCAGGAGTTTTCTCAGGACTTCAACGCCCCAACATTGGGAGAAAATGAAAAATATTTCCAAACCACGGTTAGTATAAGAGTTCTAGGCTATTTAATTGGGGATGGAAAGAACGAGATTCGTCCGATAGTCGTTCCTCGCGAAAATGCAGTTGTTATAAAGATACCCAGAGAACATGTCATATTTGGCGACGAACGCCCGTGGGTCAAATACGACAAGGGATATACCAAGGAGTAGTTGAAAGGATTTTGGAAGTTGCTTCAACTATTTATTTTAGTTAAAACGCGAAATTCGCAATGTTAAGGAGTTGTTTTTTCAATGTCTTCAGTTTCTAAATTTAAGTTTGTCTCTCCTGGCATCTTTGTCAATGAGATTGACAATTCTCAGTTTCCCAATTTACCGGAAGCAATGGGCCCCGTTATTATCGGTCGAACCGAACGCGGTCCCGCACTGACGCCCACCAAAGTTACTTCATTCGAAGAGTTTGTTAATGTTTTTGGCCCACCCATCGCCGTTGAGCCGGCTACTGATGTTTGGCGCCATGGCAATAGACAGGGCCCAACATATGCCTCTTATGCCGCACAGGCATGGCTTGCATCCGGAGAAGCGCCGGTAACCGTCGTTCGATTGCTTGGAACTGAGCATACTGATAAAACATCCGGCGGAAAGGCCGGTTGGGATACAGATAATACGCCGAATGCTGCTCTTGCTAGCAACGGTGGAGCTTATGGGCTTTTCGTTGTTGATTCTGCATCCGTCGACAAAGGGTTGACCGGTTCTCTTGCTGCTGTTTGGTATGTTAATGAAGGCGCGATTCTCCTTTCTGGTGCGATACGCGTGTCCGCGGGCCAAACCGCCAGTCTTGGAACTCTTATATCTTCTGTTGGGGACAATAAGATGTTTAACGCGGCAATTTATAATACTAGTGGCACAAAAACATATGAAACTTCTTTTAATTTTAGTCGAACAAGTGACAAATATATTCGTAAAGTTTTTAATACAAATCCACAAAATGTTAATTCAACCATTAGTTCTACCACAACGACTTATTGGCTCGGCCAAACGTACGAGCGATTCTTAGCTGACACCGTTGCTAGTTCTTCTAGCGGCACTCTCTTCGGTATGATCGTGCCTCTTCTGTCCGGTACCATTAACGTTTCTGATAATCGTGGTGCTTATATCGAGTCCAAAACCGGTTGGATTATTTCGCAAGATTTAACCACGGCCCACGGTAGTTTTGATGCGGAAGATCAGCAAAAGCTTTTCCGATTGGTTGCACGAAACGCCGGTACGGAAATGTGTCGCAAGTTTAAGGTTTCTATTTCGAATATCCGAACCGCTCAGGTTTCTGACGATATTGATCCGTTTGGAACGTTTGATGTTGAAATTCGTTCGGCTTCGGACACCGATAACGCTCCGCAGATTATCGAACGATTCACTGGCTGCAATCTTAATCCTAATTCTCTTGATTATGTTGCTCGAAGAATTGGCGACAAATATCAAACATGGAGTCAAACTGAAAAACGTTTCCGATATTATGGAAATTTTGATAATGTTTCGAAATACGTTCGCGTTGATATGAATACCGATGTTGGCGAAGGCAAAGTAAGTTCAAAATGCTTACCATTCGGAAACTTTGGACCTGTTCGCTTCCGTAGATTCTCTTACATCTCCGGTGCGACGGCATTTGGCCCATTCGGCCAAGACGTCTTTACTACCCAAGACGGACAGACCATGGTGTCGGTGGCCAACGCTTCCTCTGTATATGGCGGCACCGCGGAATCGACTTCGTTTGTTAATGTCGGTACACCCGGCGGCGTGGCGAACCTCACAGATTTCACCGGTTCCTTCTTGTTCCCATCATTGCCTCTGCGCGTTTCTGCTTCTGATGGTGGATTAAGCGACCCGACGAACGCTTACTTCGGAGTTCAAAATACGCAAACTAAAACCAGTACTTCTCGCGATGAGGATTATATCGATTACGTCCGTGCATTGGGCGCCAGCCCGGGAGGTGATATCGATAACTTTACCGCAGACAACACCACTGGTACTGAGTATTCCCATGTCTTTACGATGGATGATTTGGTATTGACTGGGTCTACCTATACTCTTGCATATTATTCCTCCGGCTCGCGCGTAGGCGGAACCTCATGGACGAAAGTTAGTGGAGCACAAAATCTATTAGAAACGAAGGGATATGATCGCTTTACTCTTCCGATATTTGGAGGCTTTAATGGCCTGGATATCAAGGAAGTTGAGCCTTTCCGGAATACGAAACTTGATGGTGGAGCGAGTGTGAGTAATTATGCATATCACACAATCGAGCGCGCTATCGATTCTGTTTCCGATCCGGAAGAGTTTGAGTGTAATCTGATGACAGTTCCGAATCTTCAAAATGAGACTTTGACTGCTAAATTAATTAAGACTTGTGAAGACCGCGCTGATGCGTTGGCGATTATTGATCTTAATGGTGATTATGTCTTGTCGAGCGAAGGTACATCTGCCGAAACTTCTCGCGCTCCGAATGTTGATACCACGATTACAAACCTGCGCGCAAGAGGATTGAATTCAAGTTATGGCTGCTGCTTCTTCCCATATGTTCGAATTCGCGACAATATTAACGGAGCGATTCTCGATTGCCCGCCGTCAGTTGTTGCACTTGGAACTTTCGCGAATTCGCAGGCCGCGAGTAAGCTTTGGTTTGCTCCCGCAGGATTTAACCGAGGCGGATTAAGCCAAGGAGCAGCGGGAATTCCGGTTGTCGGCGTGAAACAACGTTTGAACTCGAAGGACAGAGATAAGCTTTATGCTGCAAACATCAACCCGATTGCCACATTCCCGAGTGAAGGTATTGTTGTCTTCGGACAGAAGACCTTGCAAGTGACACCGTCTGCTCTCGATAGAATTAACGTACGCAGGTTGCTTATCTACGTTAAGAAGGAAATAAGTCGCATCGCTGCAACCATTCTCTTTGATCAAAACGTTGAGGTGACTTGGGCACGATTCAGGAGTAAGGCTGACACCTTCTTAGGCAGCGTCAAGGCCGGTTTGGGACTAACTGAATACAAGGTTATTCTAGATTCGACAACCACTACCCCCGACCTCATTGATCGGAATGCTGTTTATGCTAAGATCTTCTTGAAACCATCCCGCGCAATTGAGTTCATCGCTATTGATTTTGTCATCACCAGAACTGGTGCCGCTTTCGAAGACTAAACTATATACTTACAGGAGATTACGATAAATGGCTTTTTGGACTACCGCTACCGAACCAAAACGAAACTATAGGTTCAAGGTTATTCTTGGTGAATTTGAAGATGGCGCGATTTGGTACGCGAAGAGCGCCGGCAAGCCCGGGGTTACCGTTAATGAAGGTACGCATAAATATCTTGGGCACACATTTCACTTTCCCGGTTCTATAACTTGGGGAGAAGTTAGTGTTGTTCTGGTCGATCCAGTTGAGCCGGACGCTGCGGATAAATTGTGGAGCATATTACAGGGCGCCGGATATGTGATTCCCCAACGTCCATCCGGTGGGGCCGGCCCTGAATTTTTTGAGACGATGGGCAAAGACAAGATGAACACCGCCCTAGGATCAGTTCAGATTCAGCAACTAGACTCTTCTGGAAATGTTCTAGAAACATATACTCTTCGCAATCCAGTAATTGCATCGGTTAATCTCGGAGAATTGTCATACGATAATGAGGATTTGTCCTCGATTACAATTGGATTCAATTATGACTGGGCGGAGGTTTCAACTGGTGCCGGTACCGCGAAGAAGGTTTACTTTACCGATAGTACTGCTACTCCCAGTTAAGATGACTATGAGAGGCAAAAATGTCTTTTTGGACTAGTCCGGATTTTTATCCCAATATTGCCAGCAAGTTTTTAGTTACGATAGGCGGCATAGAGGGGGGTGGCCAGTTCCTGGTGCGCTCTGTTTCTTCGCTGCCGAGTTATAGAACTGAGCTTATCGGTGGTGATCTTAATCCGGATGGTACCGGCTATGATCCGATTAAGAAACAATCGAGAATTAGATGGGATCCAATAACAATTTCGTTTGTTAATGATGCAAATAGCACACCGGATCAGTCGGTACTTTTTAAATTCTTTCAGATGTTATACGAATCGGGTTATAATCCCCTTAGTAGTGCCGAGGACGGAACAACTCCAGTTATTACTGATATCCCATCGGTTTTAATTAATAATCGTTCTGCCTACGATTACCTAGGGAGCGTTACAATTGATTTGCTGCATCCCAGCGGATATTCAACGGCACAATTCGAATTGATTGATCCTGTTATGACTGCCGTTAGCGTTGCTGGCACAAATTACGATACAGATAACATCCACACTTTTGATGTGACATTTCAATATTCTCACATTAAATATCAATCTTTTTCATGTACAACATAGAGGTGACAATTGTCAAGAAATAATGCAAGACGTTTAGGGCTTGAGCAAGGGAACAAAGCCGAAGCTTCCCCCCCGCCCTCAAACGAATTCTCTTTTATCGCACCAACCGAAATGGTCGATTTACCATCGCAAGGGGCCTTATATCCCCAGGGCCATCCACTCAAGGATCATGATAGTGTAGAAATTCGTTTCATGACCGCTAAAGAGGAGGACATTCTACTCAACGAAAATTATATTAAGAAGAATGTCGTTATTGATAAGTTCTTAGAAAGCGTGCTAGTTGATAAATCTATTCGACCGGATGATATATTAGTTGGAGATAAGAACGCTATTATTATTGCTTCTCGTATTTCCGGGTATGGACACACGTATAATACTTCCGTTACTTGTCCGCAGTGCACTGAAGCCTCTCGTTTCGATTTTAATTTATTGGAACACAGCATATATCATGGTGATGAATACGATGAAAGCGAAGTTCAGGCAACAGAAGATGGCACATTCATTATAACTGCCCCTCTTTGTGGCGCCGCCGTTGAATTTAAGCCTATGACCGGCAAAGACGAGAAGTACTTTGCCTCCCTTTTGGCCGACGCCAAAAAGAGAAGAACCGTAACGAATCTGATAACTCAGCAATTACAAAAAGTAGTTGTCTCCGTCAACGGCGAGAGCGATCCTCAATATATTCGCTCCTTTGCGGAAAAGGCACCAGCCAGGGATTCGAGCTATATTCGTTCCATTCTAAAGAAAGTCACTCCAGACATCGACTTAAGTCAGAACTTTGAATGTTCCGCGTGTGGCTATGAAGGCACGATTGGAGTGCCGCTAAATGCGGAATTTTTTTGGCCTGACAGATGAATATCAAGAAAGTATCTATGAAC